AAACTTTCCAGTTGATTTGAGGTTAAGTGCCCAACGAGGAGGTGGTTCATCAACCGCAGCAGATATGGATAGATTGCGTGGTGGGTCAACCAGTTCGTATTTACGATTAACAACTTCTTCAACTGCCGCACAAGATTCTGGTTCGGGTGTTGGTATGGGGTTTGACAGTAATACTGCTTTAAAAGATAACTGGTGGAATTCGGCAGGTGGCAATATTGTTTACTGGAACTTCAGACGAGCCCCCAGCTTCTTTGATGAGGTTTGCTATACAGGGACGGGAGGAGCTAGTCAGACATTTACGCATAACTTGGGTGTTGCACCTGAGTTGGTGATTGTCAAGAATAGAGATTCCGCTGCTGCTTGGGAATCATTAGGTACTGCACTAAGTTCTTCACAAAGGCAAATTTATTTAAACCGAACTCAGGCAGGGGTTGCTGTTGCGTCTGGTCACCTTGGATGGAATGGAACAGATGGGGCTTATAAAGCACCGACTAGTTCTGTTGTTTATTTTGGTGGTGATTCTGATGTTGGTGGCTCTGGCGTGAAATATGTCGCCTATCTCTTTGCAACCTGCGCTAGTGTTTCCAAAGTAGGAAACTACACAGGAACAGCAACAACGCTTCAAATTGATTGTGGTTTTACAGGTGGTGCAAGATTTGTTCTCATCAAGCGCACCGACTCAACTGGCGATTGGTATGTATGGGACTCAGCCCGTGGCATTATTGCTGGCAATGACCCTTATTTGCTTTTGAACAGCACAGCCGCTGAAGTAACATCTACAGACTACATTGATACATACAGCGCAGGGTTTGAGATTAGTTCTACTGCACCAGCCGCTATCAATGCAAGTGGTGGCACATTCATCTTTTTAGCAATTGCTTGAGGTAATTAAAATGCAAATACGAACACAAACAGGCGCAGTCATGTACGAGGGTGAATTTCGTGCATACACAAAAGCCAATGGTGGCCCATCATGGGAGACAACAACAACTGAAGTCTTGGAAAGCTTGGGTGCTGATGTAGTCTTTGAAGGCGCACAAGCCACTGGCGGGACTGTTTACCAATACTCTCAAGCCTCTGGTGTCGAGCAGATTGATGGCAAGTGGTACACAAAGTACATCCTTGGCCCTGTCTTTATTGACCAAGTGGTAGATGGTGTAACTACTACTGCTGCTGAACAAGAAGTGGCTTATAAGGCTTCTAAGGATGCTGAACAGGCTAAGAGTGTTCGTGCTACCAGAGACACTAAGTTGTCTGAGACTGATTGGAGATTTCGTAGCGATATGACTCCATCACAAGAGTGGAAAGATTATTGCCAAGCATTGAGAGATGTTCCTACACAAGCGGGATTTCCTTGGACTATTAAGTGGCCTGTTGCACCATGAGCGAAGCGAAGACAATGAGTGATGAAACAGTAACTCATGAACAAATCTATGAGCGTCTATGTGCTGTAGAAGCTAAAGTAGACATTCTAGATAAGAACACTCAAGAGGTTGTTAAAGCTTTTAATGCTGCAGCAGGTGCTTTTACAGTACTTGAGTGGATCGCTAGGGCTGTAAAGCCTATTATCATTGTAAGTGCTTTCTTTGGAGCTATTTGGTTAGCTATTGACAACAGATTTCATGGAGTAAAATAATTATGGTTATGCCTACACGTGGACAGAGAACAGCTAAGAATAAGATGAAGAAGGTTATGGGTGAGTACAAAGAAGGTACTCTTCACAGCGGTAAAGGTGGCCCTGTGGTGAAATCTCGTGACCAAGCCATTGCTATTGCTATGAGTGAAGCAGGTAAAGCTAAAAAGAAGTCTAAAAAGGCTTGACATTAACACTAAAGTGTGTTAATATAGTATACAAGATATAAGGAATATTAATGGCTACGACATATCTACAGCTAGTGAATAACGTTCTTACACGGTTAAGAGAGAATGTAGTATCGTCAGTTAATGATACTCCTTATAGTTCTCTTATGGGTGTATTCGTTAATGATGCTAAGAGAGAGATTGAGGATGCTCATGACTGGAATGTACTGACAACTACCATTGTAGTTCCTACAGTGGCTAGTACTCGTAACTACACTCTTACAGGCTCAGGTCAGAGGTTTCGTACTCAAGATGTCTTAAATGACACTCAAGATGTACCTATGAGACAAGTACCTACTAACTGGATGAACAGACAGTACTTCTTAGGTAATGTGCAGAGTGCAGCTCCAATATATTATAACTACAGCGGTATCTCCGGTGATGATACTCAAGTGGATGTATGGCCCCGTCCTGATACTGTCTACTCATTGAGGTTTGAATTAGTTATTCCTCAAAGTGATTTAACAGCTGATGCAGATGCTTTAAAGGTTCCAGCACACTTGGTACAGATGTTAGCCTACGCTAAAGCTGTTGGTGAACGAGGTGAAGATGGAGGTACATCCTTCAGTGAGGTTTATCAGCAGTATCGTCTAGCCTTAGCAGACGCTGTAGCTATTGAGAAGAATCGTTATGATGATGAGACTACTTGGGTTGATGTCTAATGGTTGCTAAGCTCTTAACCACTACTATATCAGCTCCGGGCTTCCAAGGACTGAATACACAGGATAGCTCAGTCTCTCTAGAGGCTGGCTATGCTACCGTGGCTAATAACTGTGTCATTGATAAGTTTGGACGTATTGGTGCTCGTAAGGGATGGACACTATCTCATGCTTATAACAGTGATTTAGATGCTGCTGATGTTAAAGCTATTGGTGAGTTAATTGACAATGCTGGTAACTCATACATTATTGCTGCTGGTAACAATAAACTATTTAAACTTGTAGGCACTACACTATCACTGCTAACCTACGGAGGTGGCGGTACAGCTCCTACCATCACAGACAGTAACTGGCAGATGGCTCCTTTGAATGGTGTCCTGTATCTCTACCAAGCTGGTCATGATCCTTTAGTGTTTGACCCTGCAGTCAGCACAACTACATTTAAGCGTATCTCTGAGAAGACTGGATATGTAGCTACAGTGTCCAGTAACAATACAGTTATCAGTGCTTATGGTCGTACATGGTCAGCTAACAATGCTACAGCTAAGAGTACCATTCAGTTCTCAGACTTACTTGCTGGTCATGTCTTAAGTACAGGTACAGCTGGTACATTGGATGTATCTCAGGTGTGGCCTAATGGTGCTGATGAGATTATATCCTTAGCAGCTCACAATAACTTCTTGATTGTCTTTGGTCGTAGACAGATTCTTATCTATTCCAATGCTACAGACCCTAACAACTTAACACTATCAGATGCCATTACAGGTATGGGGTGTGTAGCCAGAGACTCAGTAGTAACTACTGGTGGTGATGTAATCTTCTTGTCTGACTCAGGTGTACGTTCATTAATGCGTACCATCCAAGAGAAGTCAGCTCCAATGAGAGACATCAGTGCCAATGTACGTGATGACTTAGTGTTGGAGATTAGCTTAGAGACTGCAGCTGACATTAAAGCTGTCTACTCTGACAAAGAAGCCTTCTACCTATTGTCTTTACCAGCTCGTCAGTTAGTGTACTGCTTTGACATGAGAGCATCCTTACAGAATGGTGCTAATAGAGTTACAACATGGGATGGCTTAGTTCCTACAGCTTTTAAGTACACTCGTAATAAAGACTTGTTATTGGGTGAGTCTGGTTACATTGGTAAGTATGATGGTTATAAAGACAACAATAACTCATACTTGCTAAGATACTTTACCAACTACTTTGACTTCCAGTCACCTACTGTCATTAAGATTATGAAGAAGGTAGGAGTAACAATTATTGGTGGTCAAGGTTATCCAGTCACTTTAAAGTTTGGATTTGATTACAGTGACATCTTGAACACACGCCAGTTTGACTTAGCCAATGCAGCCATTGCAGAATACAACATAGCTGAATATAACATTGGTGAGTATGGTGGTTCAGCTTTTGACAATAAGATTATTAATATTGGTGGCTCAGGTAAAGTTATTCAACTAGGCTTTGAAACCAATGTATTTAATAAATCAATATCCATTCAGAAACTTGATGTCTATGTTAAGACAGGGAAGACACGATAATGAGTAACTATACTAAAGCAACTAACTTTGCAATTAAGGATAGCCTAAATACAGGTAATCCTAGCAAGATCATTAAGGGTACTGAGGTTAACACAGAGTTTGATAATATTTCTTCGGCAATAAGTTCTAAACCTGATGCTAACAATGGTGCTCTTACTGGAACAACCACTGCAGTTAATCTTACTGTCTCTGGTACTTTAACAGCTACTATTGACGGAGGTACATACTAATGGCTGATCCTATTGACTGGACAAGTTTACTCGGAACCATTGCCTCTGGTGCTGTGGGTTCTGTAGGTACAAACTACGCAGCTAACCAAGCAGCTGATGCAGCTACACAGTCTGCTGAGAGAGCTGCACAGATGGCTCAATTCAGACCTGTAGGAGTTACTACAAGGTACTGGCTTAGGTCAGGCACAAGCTATTCAAGCATTCCAGCCACAGGTTAACACTGCAGCTCAAGGGTTGTTTAATCTAGGTCAAGGCTACTTAGCTAAGACACCTGCAGAACAAGCTCAGATGTACATGACTCAACAGCAACAACTGTTAGCTCCGGGTCGTGAACAACAACTTGCACAACTGACTAACCAACAGCAACAGCAAGGACGTTTAGGTCTAGCTACTGGTGCTACTAATGCTGGTTACACTACTGGTGCTCCCGGCTTGCAAGCTACTAACCCTCAGATGGCTGCATACTACAATGCTATGGCTCAGCAAGATGCTCAGTTGGGTGCTAATGCTCAAACATTTGGTAATCAACAAGCTCAGTTTGGTCAAGGCTTGATGACTGGTGGATTGAACTTAGCAGGTCAAGGCTTTGGATTACAAACACAGGCTCTTGCTCCGTACACTAATTATGCTCAACAAGCCATTAACTTAGAGAATCAAGGATTGAATGCTTTGACTCAAGGTACTGCATTGGGTGGTGCAGCAGCAGCTCAGAATCAGCAAGCAGCTCAGTTGTATATGCAAGGTCAGAATACAGCTAACCAAGCACAACGTGCAGCTTTGCAGGGAACTGTTGGTGGCTTAACAGATCCAATTAGTCAACTCATTGCAGGTTTAACAGGTGGTGGTAATACAGGTGGTGTTAATTACAATGCTGTGATTAATCCTTACTTTACACCTACCCGATAATAAGGAATAACAACATGGCAACACCATCAATTCAAGGTTTGTTTGGAGGCATGGGTACTCCTGAGGAAATGCAACGTGCTGCACTAGAGCAGAAGGCTATGCAGTTTGCTCAGCTATCCCAAGACCAGCAATTAGGTACGATGGCTTACAAAGGCGGTGCTAACTTAGGCAGAGGTTTGGCAGGTGCTTTTGGAGTAGATGTACAAGATCCTTCAATGAAACAAGCTTCAATGCTTCGTCAGTTGGCTTCACAGTTTGATACTGGCACTGTAGCTGGTATGAAACAATATGCTGCAGCTCTTGCTGGTGTTAATCCTGAGATGTCTAACAGAGCTATGGCAATGGCTCGTGAGATGGAGTTGTCTGAGGCTAAGATTAGTTCTGAAAAGGCTGATATTTCATTAAAAAGTGCTCAAACATCTAAAGCTGGGCAGGAAATTCAAGAAATATCTGATAAACAAGCAGCTAAGGGTGCTCGTGTTCAAATGTTGAGGGACGCTGGTTTAGGTGATTCTGAAGCTATGGGTATTGCTTCTAATGATTCAGCTTTTGCTAAATACATAGAAACTAAGAAAGTACCAGTACCTTCTGAGTATGCTGTACAAGCACAAAAGTTAGGTTTTACAGCTAAACCTTATTTAAGTGATTACACACCTGACCAAGTTAAGAAGATGGAAGAGGGCGTAGTTGCTAATAAGAAAGCTATCGCTAAAGCTGGGGCTATGAATCTGGATATTGGTACAATATTTGATAAAGCACGTGCTGCTGGTGATGCTAAAGCTCAATCAGAAGCTTGGGGTAAAGCCGGTGATACTTATAAGGCTCAAGTAGCCTTGACTGGAAAACTAGATCGTGTTGTTGCTGACTTACCAGCTACATTTACAGGTTCTTTTGCTAATGGTTCATTGCAGATTGCTAAGGTAGCTGCTGGTTTAGGTATTCCAGTAGATACAAAACGTATCACTAATACAGAATACTTAAACAGTGTTACCTCTGAACTTGTACGTACTATTGCTAGGGACTTTCCCGGTAGTCAATCTAATGCAGAACTGCAGCAGTTGTTGCTTAGTAAACCTTCTTCACCACAACAATGGCAGACAATTCTTCGTTTACTGCAAGATGTTCAGCGTCAGACTAAAGCAGGTACTATCACATACGAGAAAATTGCTAAGTTACCACAGGAAGAGCGTTTTAAAGTTGATTACAATCTTGAGAATGGTCAGATACAGAAGAAACTTGCACGTAGTGACGATCTTACAGCACGTGTAAGAGCAGGTACAGCCAGTGTAGATGAAGCACAGGAACTTAAGAAATTACGGAGTGAATTACAATGACAGATCAAGAACTTGATGATTACATTACAAAAGCTCAGCAAAAAAGCAGGGAGACTGGTCTTCCAATCATTCGTCAAGATTCTGTTTTAGCACCTGCTTATAAACCTCAACAGGAAGATTCAATTCTTCCTACTTTAGGAGGATTAGCAGGAGGTATTGCAGGTGGTCTTCTTATTAAAAATCCATATGCAGGAGCTACAGCAGGTAGAGCTTTTATGGGTTCTTTATTACCTTCATTAGCTGGCTCAAGCGTAGGAACTGCTGCGGGAACTGCTGCTGAAAGAGGAATAGCAGGTGATTTACTGTCTGGAGAAGGCGGTAAACAAATGGTTGGAAACCTGCTTGAAAACGCTGCTTGGGATCTTGGTGGAAACCTTGTATTTAGTTTAGCTGGTAAGACGTATCGTGTAGGTAAAGATATGTTAAGTAAGGGTGGTATTACTCCTGAACAAGAAGCTCGTAACGCAGCTCAAAAGTTTTTGTCTGAAAAAGGAGCTACTCTTTCTTTAGGTCAGCTTGAAGGAACAAGGTCATTAATGACAGCTGAAAGCTTCCTTAAAGGTGGCACAGGCGGTGGTGAATTTGCTAAGCAGGAACAAGGTGTTTCTAAAGCTGTTCAACAAGGTTTAAATGATGTTAAAAGTTCTCTTCAAACATCAGAAGCTTTTAATCAAGCAATTAAATCTGAAGAACCTTTAAATTTAGCAGCTGGTGAAAATTTTAAAAATGTTACTAATATAGCTAGAAATGCTTTTAAAGATTATCACCGTCCTTTCTATCAGTCATTAAGTCAAGATTATGGCGTATATCTTGATCTTCGAAAGATTAAGGATCAAGCTAAAGAAGAACTTTTACGTATTGAAAAGATTAAAGGTGCAGGTGCTTCAGCAGATCGTAAAGAAGTACTAGATCAGATTTTAAAACAAGATGACTTCTTAGACTTCGGTGCAGCGCATGATTTGAGAAGCGGTTTTAGTGGTGCTGCAAACGATTTAAAAACACCCGGAAAGAATGCTACATCAAAAGAGGCTGCATATAATAAGTATGCTTCTGAAATAGATAAAAATATGGAGAAAGCTATGCAAATGGCTTACTCTAACCCCACACAACTTAAGAGTATTGAAAGTAAAGGATATATTGGTTTTGAACAACCACAAGTAGGTTCAACAGTAATTACAGGAAATGCTGGTTTTAATCCCGGTATGGCTCAAACACCCATATCTAAAAAGCTTATTCAAGAATACAAAAATACTACCGATGCTTATAAAGCAGGCATGGAAGGTCTTTTTAATGAGACTATCAATACTGCAATGGCTGCAAAACCATCAAAAGTAGGTGCATATCTTGCTGATTTAACTGAATCAGAAAACTTTAGAGACTTATTTAAAGCGGTTTCTCAAATTGATAAATATGTCAAAATAGGTGGTAAAGAATCTAAAGAATCTATAGGTATGTTGGCTGATGTTAAGTATACATTTTTTAATACTGCAATGTCTACACCTGAGAAGGCTCTAAAGTTTAATGAACAACTTAAAAGCAATCCTGATTTAAAAGCTGCTTTCTACAAGATGTTTAGGTCTGAAGCTCCTCAGATTAGAGAGCTTCTTAATGCTGCTGATATTGGGTTGTCTAAAACAAATGGTGCTAGTTATTATTTGAGTAACAGGCTTGCAGGAACAGCTTATCAAGGTACAGGTGCAATTACAGGTTATTTTCTTTTACCTGACTCTGTTCAGGAAAGGCTTAAAGATAATCTTCCTCAAGCAGCTATCACTGCAGGTGCTTTATTGATTACTCCTAAGATACTAGCTAAAGCAGCTACTAATAAAGATGCTGCTGATGCACTTGCTAAGCTTGCTAGTTTTAAACAAGGTAACAAGATGTCAGGAGCCGCAGCTGCAAAGCTTGTAGATCAGTTAAATAAAGCTAATATTATTGATAGTGAGTATATCTCTACTATTGATTCTATCTTTAATGCTCCTCAAGATAGACAAACTGTAACCCCGTTGCCTATGTCTGATATGGATTTAGACAAGTATATTCAAAGCAAGCAACAGTAACCCCCATGAAGAGGCTAACTCTAGCCCTTCTAATCCTTTTTACGAGTTTTATAGCCACAGCTGGCTTTGATCCTAACGCAGATAGATGTGTTAAGTGGACATGGAAGTGGGCTGAAGACTATAAGACTCGTATTGTCGTATGTCTAGAATGGAAGAAAGCATATAACAAATGATTGATCCTCTAACAGCTCTAGCAGGGATACAGTCTGCAATCAGCATGGTCAAGAAGGCTAGTAAGGTAGCCAATGATCTAGGCTCTCTTGCACCTATGATTGGTAAGATGTTTGATGCCAAGAGTGTAGCTACAAAGGCTATGCTTCAGGCTAAGCAGTCTGGTAAGGGTTCCAACATGGGGACTGCATTACAAATTGAGATGGCTTTGGAGCAAGCTAGAGCCTTTGAAGAAGAACTTAAGATGCTCTTCATGCAGACAGGTAAGATTGATGTCTGGAATAAGATTAAGGCTAGGCAAGCTGAGATGGACTTAGCTGATGCCAAGGAGCTTAGTGCTCTGAAGAAAGCTGAGAAGGCAGCTAAGGAGAAAGAACAAGAGCTAAATGAACTAGCTATGGTTCTAGGTGGTTGTGCTTTTGTGTTGTTCTTAGTGTTTGTTTGTGTTAATGAGTTAATGACCTTCTGTCAAACAACACACAGGTGTGGACGCTGAGGCTGGTAGATGAATGAATATCAGAAGACCTTTGATATGTGCCTCAAGATATTTGTCTATGGCTGTGTAGCTCTGTACTTCTTAGGCTTCCTTAAGTTTCTCCCTGACGATTTGTCGGATAAAGTTGTTAATCTCCTACTATCTAAGATTGGCTTATGAAATATCTCTTATTTATTCTACTGTTTACCTTAGCAGGATGTGAAGACAGATACAGATACTACTGTCAGAATCCTGATAACTTCCATGCTGAACAGTGTCAGAAACCTAGATGTCAGTTTACTCAAACCTGCCCTGAATACTTAGTAGCACCTATCTTGGAGAAACAAATTGATAAGACTAAATAGTAGCGATAATCCTAAATTAACAACTGAAGAGATTGAGGTACGTATCTGGGGCTTTGTTGTAATCGCTATTACTTTAATTCTAATAGGTATTGTCTTTGCACTCTTGTA